ATCAAATTTCATTTGTGCAGTTTTCAATGCACCTACTATTGACTTTGGTATATACCCAGTCATCGCCATATCTGATGGCTTGGATCCTCGGATCCCTTCATCGATGTCTTCGACTTCTTCTTGATGCTCTACTGGTGCCTTCGTATCTTTTTTCTTAACAGGATTTTCATGTTTCTCAGTATCCTCTACATTTTCAGGATGTTCAGGTTTCTTGCCTGTAATGAACTTATCGCGATCATCCTTGCCTTCAGAACCACCATGAAAAAACTTCTCTTCGTAATCTGAGGTCTTTTTAGAAATGGGATGCTCTTGTGTCCCATCCTTCTGTCCAGGAGTATGACTTGACTTTGCTTCGTCTACTCTGTTTAATACATTTTTGATTTGGTGTTCGAGTCTCATTTTACCAACTTTTTATTGCGTTAAAGTTCGCCATAGAAAACTCCAGACGATCTACGATTTTGACAGCATTACCCTTCATCTTATCTACTGCGACAAAACCTTCTGGTCCTGTAACTTTGAAACCAGTCTCTGTCTTGACGAAAGTATCTGTCATTTGTTTTACTTTTTCGAGTTTCTTGACAACGAAATCTTTGGCAGTCTGTATAGCATTCATTAAATCAAACACTATTTTAACCTTTCCTTTCTGTTTTGTCAAGTCGGAAATAAACTTTTTGAGATCAGCAGTTTTGGCGTCGATGGTTTTTTGTGTTTTAAGTTTTGCAATCTTTTTCATCTGCTTTTCTTCGAGGTATGCTAGCAGTTCAATAGCCATCTTCGACGTATTACCGATCCTCTGACCCTGACGAATCTTAGCATTCATAAATGCCTTTATGTCTACTCTAAGTTTTTCGTCAGAAGCGAATCTCTCAATAAGAGACCTGTCAACCTTTTTTGCAATCTTCTTGGCATCAACAATCTGCGAGGAAAAAACTTTGCTTTCCTTAGCATTAAAAACTGCTGTACCAGAGGCATCAGAATATTCAGCATCTTGAATCCATACATCTTTTGGTGTCTTTAGTTTATTCACCGCAGGATTGAAAGATGCTCGATATTCTGAAAGATCTCCCGATCCTGAATAATCAGTATGGAAGACAACACCTATTTTACAACCTTTGATTTGTTTTGCGAGGGGAGTATTTTTTGGTATGGCGTAGACGATGGTATTTGGCTGGAACGTAATGTAGTCTGTTCCGTCGATCGTCTTGTCCTCAATGTCTTCTGACGTAAACATCATATCTCCTTGATAGACATGTCCGTCAGGGATTCCTACATCAGCGAGTTTAGCCAGGGCGATTTTTAGTTTTGGATTGAGACCCGACTCGGAATACATGTCATCAACATCCTTGGCTGTCTTACAGAGTTTAGGATTCTGATTGAAGACAGACTTAGTCCCAACAAAAAACTGACCATCGGCAGGATCCTTGCCACAGAAAATAGCAGGAGCTCCATCCCATTTCGTAGTAATCTTAACACTTGATTTTGAAGAACCATTCATCATTTCATCTAGAGAGTCCAGAAACTTAAAAGCCAAAGAGACTCCTTCGACACCTCCGTTTAGAACCTCATCCTCTAAATGTTCTAGATGAAGATTCTTCCCTTCTTTACCCTCAACAATAAACCCTGTTTCAGGTGCTTGAAACGATGAAAATCCTAACACTTTACCCCTATTAAAAGATTGCTTTTTATTTAGGGTTTCACCATTTTCTGCAAAACTTCTGCTTTGAGTGCTGTAAGGTGATACAGTTCGGACTTGACTTCGACTGACTTTACCTTCTGAAATCTCTCAAAGACATCAGACTCATGGAGTGTGCCCTTGCGTACGTAGTCATATGCCAGTTCTGTAGAATAGGCATCAACCTCTAGAGGATCAACAAAGTCGTAAAGAGGATCGTTTCCAACTGTGAGATCCTGCTGATCAGCATGCGTGTACTCATGCAAAACGCATTTCGTAAACTCATGAGACAATTCAGATAGGATAGGGAGAGTAATGGGAACGTCTCTTCTATAGACATCAGTAGAGCAAAAGAAACTGATATCTATCCTGGGAAACTTCAAATGCTCGTCTGGAACATAGGTAGACCCATCCAGATAACATTCGTTAGATTGGAGACGTTTTGCTATCTTGACTTTGAACGAAGTAGGAACTGCGAGAACTGTACTTAGATCTCTTGTTAGATTTGTTTCTACTTCATCCCAAGATGTAGCATGATGGTTAACGAAATGATCCCAGCATGTGTGTGCCGCATCTATCGTACCAAAGATACGATGCATTCTTTTTTCTTCGAACATAAGCCATTAGAAATTCCAGTTGCCGAATTCACGTTTGTTTGTCATTCTATTGTCAGTACCTCTATCGAAGGCAGGAGTATCATCTTCCCTATCCTTTTTACCTTTCTCAGAAGGTCGATTTATTTGTGACTGATCTTGGACGTCAAACAGACGCATTTTTGAACGATCGACTCCAATGACAAATCTCTTATATTGAGAAGGATCATTGTATCGATTTTTGAGTTGCTTCACAAGTAGTAGACCCTTTTCTTCCAGTTCATCTGATGTCTGGATTCCGACGAAAAAGTCTGCCGTTGCTGGCAACCCAAAACTCTCTGAGGTATCACTAAGGTCAATATCAGACGACATGAAACCAGTTCGGTTTAGCTGTGTCGCCGAGACGATGGGAACCTCAATCTCTACTGCGAATCCTCGAAGTTCCTCAGCGATAGACTTCACCATCTGGTAAAGATTTGTTGCTGATCCCTTCATTCGAGAGGATGCACAGATGTTCAAGTAATCAATGTAGATAATATCAGGTCTGATATTTCTTTTGATTTTTAGTTCGTTGACAAGATGACGAAAGTGCCCGACATGCGCAGAGGCAGTGGGATATTCTTTCATAATCAACTTGCCTTTAACTGTACTTCTAAGACTCGCAATCTTTTTATCGTAGACGTCGCGAGGAATATCTCGTAACTGATGAATGGGAATGTCAAGTAAGTTTGCATCAATCCTTTCAGCGATCCTTTCTTCAGCCATCTCCATTGTGATGTAAAGGACATTTTTGCCAGAGTACATATTTGCTGCTGCACAATGACACATGAAAAGAGATTTACCAACTCCAGTACCAGCCATGACAATGTTTAGAGTTTTGTCAGGCAGACCACCATCAGTTATCTTGTTGAAGTAATCGAGATCAAACTCGATTTTAGTTTCTTTTTTGTGATACCAATCATATCGTTCTTCAGAGTCCTTGACATAGTCGTGTCCAATATTTGGATCAAAGGAAACTGAAAGAGCATCAGATAAGAGTTGTGGTATCGCTCCCTTATCTTCTTCTGCTTTGCCATCGAAAATCTCAATGGACTTCATAATCGAGTTGTATACTGCCTTGTCTTGGCAGAACTGTTCAGTTTGGTCACATAGCCACTGTAGATCAGTAGCAGGTTCTTCAGGAGTTAGCTCATTGACAAGTCCAACCGATCCTTTGAAAATATCATCCGAAAGATTCTTTTTACTAAGATCAATACTTAGGGATTCCTGGGTTGGACATTGGTTGTATTTTTCAACAAAGGTAGATATTTCGTTGAAAACTGTTTTCTGTATTGCATCGTGAAAGTATTCTGCTCTGAGAAAGGGAATCGTCTTTCTCATGTAAGGTTCATTAGTTAACAGATTCCTTAGGATTGTTTGCTCTATCAAGTCCATCTCTCGCTAAGATTTGTATTGCTATGTGTTCAACTATCTCATGAAACTCTTCTTTATCCTCCTGTGTCCAATCTTCCCGAGTATCTGCAGGTGTATCTGTTTGCACTCCAATGATGTCGTAGTCTACGTAGAGACGACCTGCCTTCGGATGCACTTCTCCAGTCTCAGGGTGGGGATCATCTCCTATGACACCCACTTGATTTATTCTAATAATTGTTCCAGTATATTTAGGGTGCTTAATGTCTATACAGTGGTGTTCATCAGTATCATCAAAAGGATTCAAACACCATGCCCAGGTAACTTGTGCCTGGGCCATCCCTTGTCGACCTGCTAGTTCTTCGTTCGTGTCATATCGCATAGTTCAATTATATCCCTTCGTTTGTCTTCGCCAGGAATCTCTTTGAGCAACTGATAGAACTCCTCGGTTTGACCATTGAGAGCATGTCTTTGCAATATCTGCAAAATCTCATGCTCGTTTATATGTGATTCGGTCTCAATCAGCATCGGTGCTGGTGGACTCGGTCTGTGACTCGCCATCTTCTTCCTCCTCGATAATTTCTGTGGATGAATATAAGAAATCCTTCTTAGCACCTTCATCTATTTGTTCGAGTACTTCTTGCGTGAAATATTTTTCAGGATTTTCGTTAATCGTTTTCCCAAACTGCTTGGATCCATCAGGAAGTTCGACTCTTGTTGAAACAGCAGAAAAAATATTATAACGCAAGGCAAGGTCCAAAAGACCATAATGGCGATCAAGACCAGAATCGTATCTGACTGCAACTTCTACCTGCTTATTTTCTTTGGTTAATCGAGACTTGTAATTCTTTGCCTTGACGATATTGCCAATGACCTCGGTCCCGTCTTTTATTTTCTTTTTTCCAAGAAAAATAATATTTGATGCGGCATACTTTAGACCAGCTCCACCACCCATATCTTTCATCGGAACATAAGAACCAATCACATCAAAGGTATGGTTCGTAATAAAGATCGGAATATTTGCCTGTCCTGCCTTAAGAGTCAGGACACGAAACGCACCTCGTATAAGTTGGGCACGAGTCATGTCCCGAGTATCTTTACCCTCCTGCATATCATTCACCTCTTTTTCAGTTGACAAATTGCCAAGACTGTCGAGGCACATAACCAAAGGAGGACGATCTTTCTCAGGAGTTTTCAAGTGGGTCTCAATGACCTTTAGTGCCTGTGATCTGAACTCCTGTATCGTAGTCACGGGCATGATGTACATACGTTTAGAGTCGATGCCTCGACTTTCAACCATTTCTTTACTTAGTGCTGATTCGCTCTCAAAATATAAAACCCCACCAGTTGGATTGCTGTCAAGGAAGGAACGAACCATTCCCAGTAAGAAAAAAGTTTTTCCAGTGGCTTGTTCACCAGCAATAGCAGTGATTTTATTCGACGGGAATCCACCAAAGATGGAACCAGATACGAGAGCATTAAGTACATAACTGCCACTGTCAATAAAATCGGTAACATCGCCTGCAGAAATCCCTTCTGCAACTTTTCCTGCATATTCATTTTTAGTTTCCTTCACGAGGGAATCAAAATAATCCATTACAATTTCCTTATTTCTATAACTCGCCAGTTATACGACGAGAGATTAAAAAATGCATACATCTCATCCCAAGTTCTACATGTATGCTTATATACCATGTTTGGGTCTTTCGGATTTTGAACAGTCACAATTATACCACGAATATTGATGCCTGTCAAGTTTTTCTTATCCGAAGAAGTCCTCGATGGTATTCCTCTTTTCAAGAGACCAGCCAATCTTTTCAACAATATCATTTAACGGCATCCTAAAAGTTTTATCAAACATCATGTCACGATCGACATATTCATTCAGTCCAAACTCAGGTGGCAACCCATCAACCATAGCAATCACATTTTCACGGATCGGATTCGGCATCTTAAGATAAACGAACTTTATCTTTTCGCCTTCCTGTATCTTAGCATATTTTTGAGTGAGTTGATGCTTAGATAACTGATTATTATATAACAAAGAACCTCTGACATGAATCGGAGTACCTTGTTTATAAATCTCATTCCGATCGCCGTACTTACCTAGACCCTTCACTGATCTTGGAAAGCAGACATCTTCAATAGGCAGTCCGTGGAACTTCTCCTTAAACTTACCAACGAACTCCTGAAGATGATCTTCGGATTTGTTCATAATAATGTTGAACGATTCTTTGAGATTATCTCTACAAGCAGAAGGAGTTGAGGATTTGACAGCATCGATACCCATCATTTTCAGTTTGGGTTTCGTATACTGAACACCCTCGTTATTCCAGACATTTAGAATGTAGTGTTTCTTTGCAGTCCATATACCTTTAGAGGAAATACCTTCCCTCTTCATAAACATTTTCTGCTCGAATGCATTTGTGTATTTAGCCAAGTCTTTATACGAATCGTCAATGACATCTTGAAGTGGCCCATCGCCAACCTTATCCAGAAACTCCACCACAGCAGTTTCCATCGGATCGAAGGGGAGATCCTTAAATCTGTCATTAACCATGTCCTCCATATTAACATACAACGAGTCTGTATCAGCAGCAATAACATAATCTTTATCTGTTTTGAATAGTTTGTTCATCCAATCATTCACTGCCTTCTCTGCAGTTTTGATGGAAAGTTGACCAGCAAGTGTAATCGCTTCAGCAAGGTTTCGATTGTACCATCTGAAGTGGATATTACCGAGGGCACCGTAAGCAGAGTTAAGAGAAATCTTACGAGCCATCTGTAGATTATTCAAACTGGAGACGAGTTTACTCAGACGCAGTTTCTCAGCAGGATCAGAAGTATTTACCATTTCCTGCTCATGTATCAACATCTGTTTTTTGAACTGTTTCCTATCATCATAAAACTGTTGCATCAGTTTAGGCAAGAACCCTTGGGCATCTTTATTGAACTTAGCACCATTAGGAGTCATGGTACAGTCTGTCGGGATCTCAGCAGTTTTATCAAGAAATGCTTTTACACCAGGAGTTGTATCTACCCCTCTGTAAGTCTCAGGAGAGACATTGTACTGCATAATCAAATGAGGATACAGACTGTTCAAGTCAAAAGACATTACCCAGTTATACATTCCAGGATGGACGTCTTTAACAAAAGCACCTTCAACAGACTCACGATTCTCTACATCTTTCCTCGGAGGAACTACAACCTTCTGCCTCCAGAGTACATCGTAGATTTTGTTATCCCACATTTGTACCTGAGTGAAACAGGCATCTGGGATAGACTTCATTGAAATAGTCAGAGTTACGGCAGTCTCAATAAGTTTCATCTTTTCCTCTAACTGGACTACCAAGTCTACGTCTTGTATATTGTAGTCAAGGTATTTCTGATAGTCGTGCTTCCAGAGAGTATGAAGACTGCCGTACTCCTCAAAAGAAAGTTTACCCGTACCCAGTTCGACATTGGCAATGTAGTCGAGTCGATAGGATTCTCGGTTTACGTAGGTAAACTTCTTGTACAACTCGATGTAATCAAGTGTAGCGATTCCGAGTACATCAACGTAGTTTTGCTTTTTGCCCGTAGAGCCAAAGGTCTCTCGCATTCGAGCAGTGCCCCAAGGAGAGAATCTTCGATTGACATCAGAGCCAAGCAGTTTTTCGTTGCGATTGAAAATATAAGGAAGGTCAAAGAATCGTACGTTCCAACCAGTTACGATATCAATATCAAGTTGTGACCATCTCATCATAAAATCGTCGAGCAAGGTTTTCTCGTCCTCGATCAGATGGAACTCGACATCAAGACCTTTTTTGTTTTCCCATGGTTGGGTCGCCCAGACATAATACTTACCTTGGAGCCAAAGAGTTATGGCAGTCACAGGATAGTTCGCCTCATCGGGACTTGGAAAACCTTCTTCGGACGAAACCTCAATATCAATGAAGGCAACTCGAAAGAGACTGTAATCGAAGTCAATCTCAGGAGGGAAGTTTTCAGTTATCCACTGTTGGGCATACCTCTCATATCCGTAGATAGGGAAGTTTTCGATTTCTTTATATTTTTCTTTCCAGCGATGTAGCTCGGTAGTATTACCGACTTGGATGGGGGCGACGCACTTACCGTCGTAAGTACGCCATTCAGATTCCCCAGTTGAATCAACGACAAATAAGGTGGGTTCATAATTTTTGATTCGATTACGGACACGTTTGCCATTCTTGTATCCACGAACACAAATGTCGTTGGCTTGTTTTGAGACTGATGTATAAAAATCCATTATTCTTCGATGCGTTGTTCCTCTTTCAGTTTTTCTATTCTCCTATTAATTATACTACGAATACGGCAAAATGTCAAGTCAAATCTTCTCAAAATATTGATTTCTATTTCTTTTAGTTTGGTTCCCATGGTTGGTATCCATTGCTGTTTTTGTTTATTAGCATGGAGTTTTTTCGTTGCTCAGATGCCTCATGATTGTAAGACACATGAACCCAACCCATATTCGGATCGCCTGCCTTGGGATCGAAGTACTCAAGGATGAGTTGATCGAACTCTAGATTGTGAAAGATCCATGCTGCTAGTTCGTCATTTGGAGTCCTCATAACTTCCAAATCAATCGCCTGACCTTTGCAGTGCTGAGACTTCCCAGAACCTTTTACTGCCTTATTTAAGTCAGGACTCCTATAGCATGAATTAACTGTCACTACACCGAACTCATCACGAATGGGCTGAGCGATCTTGTGGCAAAGTGCCGTCATGGCAACAAGATGCTCCATTGAGGGAGTATTGTCAATATCGAGTCTCATTGCTGTACTCGATTTTGTAAGTTCGTTTAATGTAAAATTTGGACTAATGCGCATGATTTCCTTATTAGAGGGGAGGTTGCCCTCCCCCACAGATTACTTAGACTCTTCAGAGAGAAATACTTTTTCTCCTTTAGAGTCCGATTCCCCTATCGGAATAACTCTTGCCTTCTTTTCATCAGGCACGATGCGCTCCATAGTAATAATCAGCAGACCATTTTTGAAGTCTGCTCCCTTCACGACAACATCGTCAGACAGGGTAAACTTGCGGGTAAACGTACGTGCCGCAATGCCACGATGAACATACTTTTCCTCATCGAGGTCTTGTTCCCATCC